ACTTGCCACGTATGTAAGGGAGTGTGTATTATAAGCACGATAACGGGATTGCCTCCTATTTACTCGGTAACCGAAGAGGACAAATACTGGGACTCCTACATGGACACAACAGAGAATTATACTTAAAAAATGAAGCCATGAAAAAACCCTCTTGCCTATTAGTATTAACAGCTTATACTCTGGCGATGCTATTTGGAATTGCAGTTTATTACCTAATCTTTATGCTATGATAACAATTAACCAGGTTAAAGAAGTTGTTGCGGCTCATTTCGGGATGCCTGTAAGCGACATTGACAAGAACAGCCGCAGGAGAGAAATCGTTATTGCCCGCCAGTTATGCTTTTATTTCTGCGATGGCTACATCCGGAACGGGGAGAACCAGCACAACAACCAGCACACCAAAACAGGTGCCTCGCTCAAGAAAATAGGGCAACAGATAGGAAACAAGGATCACGCTACTGTAATGTACGGAATAAGAACTGTCAACGACCTCATAGAAACAGACAAATCATTCGCATCAGAGGTCTGTATGATAGATAATGAAATTAAGAGCTATTGGTTTATTAACTGTATACAATACTAAAAATTAGAAACTATGAAAATTAAATTAGGAAGTAAAGTACGTGATAAGATCACAGGATTTACAGGAGTGGCAACAGCAAAAATTGAATATCTCAATGGATGTGTTCAAGTATGCATAAGACCACCGGTTGGAGTAGATAATAAAATGCCGGAGCATGAATATATTGACATAGAACAGATTGAAGTAATTGATAATGGTGATACTTTATTGGCAAAAATAGAAAAGAAATTTACAGGCGGTCCACAACGGGACTGTCCTAAACACTAAAAACAACAGATTATGAAAAAAGAAAATTTTGAAAAAGCGAAAGAGATTCAGAACAAAATCCTGAATTTAATCAGGGCTGAGAAGTGCATTGAGGCAGATTTTGAAGAATCAATTAATGGTTATTTTTATAATGCTGAAATACCGGGAAATATTATAGAAATAATGGCAAGAACAAGAAAACAGATTATTGAGATTATTCAGAAAAAAATATCTGTTTTGCAAGAGGAATTTGAAAAACTTTAAAACAATAGATTATGGAAAAACAAGACAAGATCATTAAGCATCTAAGCAGAATAGCCTGGTGGGTTACATTCTGGAGTATTATCGGTATAATCAGTATTGTTATTTTCATACTAACCATGCCGGTGGGTTCTGTATTCTTATAAACCACGAAGTCAAGGGATAACGGAGACACTTAATTAACGATGTCCGTTAAAAAGGAGGCTTACCGATCCTGTGGTTAGACCCCGTCACGAGTATGGCGGGGTTTTTTATTAACAAGTTGTTAGGAATTTAACAATATGTTATAAATATTTTGTACCTTTGCAGGATAATAGCAAAATTATGGGTCGCCCCACCAAATATAAGCCGGATTACAACGACAAGGTTATTGAGCTATTTAAACAAGGTGCAAGTGTAGAGGAGATATGCCTGGAGCTTGATATATGCAAGCAAACTTTCTATAACTGGTGCGAGAGTAATAAAGAATTTTTGGACTCCAAAAAAAAGGGAGTCGACTTCTCACTTGGCTGGTGGATGAAAGAGGGCAGAATAAGACTGCGTGACAAAGACTTTAATTACACGGGCTGGTATATGAACATGAAAAACCGGTTCGGCTGGGCTGATAATCAAAAAACAGATATAACCTCAGATGGCAAACCAATCACCCCCACGATAATCTTTACAGATGGAGACAGCGACTGAAATAAGATTGCATCCTGCATATCAGCCACTGTTCAGGGAGAGGGGTAAAAGATACTATATGTTGACAGGAGGGAGAGGGAGTGGCAAGAGTTATGCACTCGCTCTTTTTTTATGCTGGCTGGCAACCAAAGAAAGACAGGTTATCTTGTACACCCGCTATACGCTAATATCGGCTCATGTATCTATCATTCCTGAGTTTGTTGAAAAAATTGAACTACTGGGATTATCTGATCAGTTCGAAATAACAAAGACAGAAATTATCCACAAGGTAACAGGTAGTAGGATAATATTCAGGGGTATAAAAACAAGCTCCGGCAACCAGACAGCAGCATTAAAATCTATACAAGGGGTTACAACATGGGTGCTGGATGAGGGTGAGGAGATGCCTGATGAAAATACCTTTGATAAGATAGATGAATCAGTCAGAGAGGTAGATGTTGAGAACAGGGTTATTATTGCACTTAACCCGGTACATACGTCACACTGGATATACCTGAAATGGTTTGAGAAGGGCCGAAGTGATGACACCTGTTATATACACACCACCTACCTTGATAACTTGTCAAATCTTAACCAGTCATTTATTGACAAGGCGAAAAATGTCAAGAACATTAACGAAGATAAGTATAAGCACCGGTTCCTTGGCGAATGGATGAATGCAGCCGAAGGTGTTGTATTTGAGAACTGGTCAATAGGTGAGTTTAATGATACCCTCCAGCTTCAGTGTTATGGTCAGGACTATGGCTTCTCCGAGGATCCGACAACACTTGTCAGGGTGGCAGTAGATAAAAAAAATATGAAGCTGTATATAGATGAGTTGTTCGCACTACCGGGGCTGTCAACAGCAAAGATTGCAGAATTAAACAGGCACCATGCAGCGCATGAATTAATTATTGCAGATAGCGCAGAGCCGCGATTAATTGATGAGTTAAAAAAGGAGCATAAGATACATATACGGGCAGCAGAGAAGGGGCCGGGCAGCATAACGGCAGGTGTCACATCTATGCAGGATTATGAGATTATTGTAACAGATCGCAGCCGTAATTTAATCAGGGAGCTTCGTAACTATACATACCTGGATAAAGGGAGTAAGATTTACATAGACGACTACAACCACTCTATTGACGCGGCCAGGTACGCATTTCAGTTTCTCACAAAACATAAACAAACGCACTTTACAATATGAAATGGCCATTTAAAAAAAAGGAGCCTGATAAGGTGACAATGACAAACGAGGACTGGGTGCTATTGTCGCGGATGATGTTCAGATTCATAAACAGGGATCAGAACATACCCAAGATAATCAACATGACGGACTTCTTCACACTGGGGTATATGTATAACCCTACTGTGTTCTCCGTTATCTCATGGCGTGCCAACGCAGCCAAAGGTGTGCCATGGCTTGTTTACAAAATTAAAAACACCCGTAAGCTAAGGGAATATTCAAGTATAACACGCAAGGATCTTAATTTGCATAAAGCCCTTGCACTGAAAGAGCAGTCACTGGACGAGGTGGAAGGGACACCTTTAAATGAGCTCCTTAAAAGACCTAATCCTGCTTATTCATTAGCCGATATCATAGAAGCCCTTTTTGTGTACAGGGATGTGACGGGTAACTCTTATCTCTACCAGGTAGATAACCCATCCACAAAAGAGATACTGCAGATCCACTCCCTGCCGGCCGACTATGTGAAGATCGTAGGGGGGACATTTTTGGATCCTGTCAAGGGATATCGCTTCGAGGAGGTTTTTCAGGATATGCTACCTCCTGAGAAAGTCACCCACTGGCGGTACTTTAATCCTGTATGGCATAGTGACGGCAGACAGCTATACGGCATGAGTCCGCTTGTGGCGGCAGCAAGGATCATCAACAACGACAACTCAGGGATAGACAACCAGACAGCTTCTTTTGCCAATGAAGGTGTCAAGGGTGTTATACACGGCAAAAATACTGAAGGTGTGGAGTACTCCAAAGAGCAGATGGAGCAGGTCTTTAAGAAATGGAAAAAGACTACCGAGAGGGCTAAGGCAGGGGAGGGCAATATAGGATTTTCTAACTTTGAACTGGGATTTCTGAAGGTAGGGGAGACACCCGTTGATCTGGGTGTTATGGATAGCCGCAAATTCAACAAAGAGATACTGTGTAACCTTTTCAGGATCCATCCTTCGCTGTTAAGCTCTGACGCATCTACTTTGAATAACTTAACAGAGGCGCGCAAGGCACTTATGACAATGAGTGTCATGCCTGATCTGGACTCCCTGAAAGAGCATCTTAACGACACTATACAAAGGGCTTTCGGCAAGGAGTGGTATATAGATTACGATGTTATGGCGATAGCTGAATTGCAGGATGATATTGAAAAACTTGGAAGGACTTTACAGAATATGGACTGGGTAAGCATAAACGAAAAGAGGACAGCCACGAACTACGATGCGCGGCCTGAGCCATGGGGGAACTTCCTGTGGAGCAGCATAGGCAAGATGCCTATAGGTGCGGATATAGACACCGGCTTTGACGAGATAGACGAGAACCTTGACAAGATAAAAAGCAATGGACTGGAACACTATAAACAATAAGCGCAAGCCTTTTA